GAACGGAACTCTTACCTTTGCAGTTCCGTATAATGCTCCTTCCACGCTCTATTATACTTGCGGCATTCATAGTGGAATGGGGAATACAATTAATATAACCAGTGTGGGTCCTCAAGGCGACACAGGTCCTTCTGGGTTGGGCGGAGAAGAATTAGGAAGTCCGGTTGGGTTTTTTAAAGCAAGTGACACATCGATATCTATAGATGAATCTTCAAGAATTTTTACAATAACACCAAATTTTTCATCATATGTATTTTATTCAGCTGGTAAAAAGTTTGAAAAAACAACATCACTTTCAATATCATGGGCAAATAATCACGGTATTCACTTTTTTTATTTTGATGATAATGGAATTCTTTCTACAACTGAAACGTTTGTAGAAGAATTAATAACAAAATATACTTTTATATCAATATTATATTGGGATTCTACGGCTCAAAAAGCAATATATTTTGGAGATGAAAGACATGGGATAAATATGGGAACAAGTACTCATATGTATCTCCACACGACACGAGGTGCTCAGTTTGATAAAGGTTTAAAACTTGTAAACTTTGTAGTAGATGGAGATGGTTCGCTAAGTTCGCATGCTCAATTCTCAGCTCAATCTGGAGTTATTTGGGATGAAGATATAAAAATAAATATTCCAGCACAATCTGTTTTTCCAGTTTTTTATAGATCTGGTTTGGTCTGGAAATCAAAAAATCCAGATTCTTTTCCATTGATATATTCAGGTCAAGAAGGATATTCTGGATTAACAATTGCTTACAACATGCAGAGCGAGGGATCCTGGTCTCTTCAGCCGGTTGATTCAAACAAATTTGCACTGGTTCATGTATTTGCAACAAACAACATACAGTATCCATTTGTTGCAATTTTAGGGATAAGTCAATACGCAAACAAAACCGCTGCAAGACAAGGTATTAAAATAGAAACTCAACAATTGGGTGGATTGCCTTTTTCTGAATTTGCGCCTGTTGGATCTATTATATTTGAAACTAGAAATGGTTTTACTAATATACCAAAGGCAGCTATAGTCTCAACAGATCTTGGCATGAATTATCAAGATGAAAGAGGCGAGTCTTTTAGACCAGGTACTTTAGATTAAAAGACCCATCCATAGGTCTTGTTTTATTAACCAAGAAGAGCTTTAAGTTCTTCTGGCAAAAGTGTTACATTAACTTGAGTTTTAGGTTTCTTCTTTTGTCCTAATTCTTGTTGACGTGTTTCAATTGCCTCGTCTACAGATGCAATTGATTGAGAATCAGCGTTGCGCTCAACAAGGGCCTTACGAAGTAATTTTAGTTCTTTTAGTTGAGCATCACTTGCATTTTGTCGCGAACCTGGACTCTTAGCTTGATACGCAGCGCCGGCGTTTAATGCTTTGTCTTTATTGTGCCAATTACTAACCAGTCCGCTTACATATTTACGAAGCTCTGACTTGTCAGACAGCTTTTTGCGATTTGATTCTGTATCTGAAAAAACAACTTGACCTTTTTGAAACATAGAAGTTACAACTTCTAAAATCTGAGCTCGATATTCTTTAGTCATAACAGAATGAATATCTGTTTGATTTGCGACAAACTCAATTCCAGCTTCTTGCAAAACTTGAATTGTTGCATTAAAAACGGCCTCACGTTGAGAAATAGTCATAACCTGACTCCTTATAACAAGTATTGAAAAGAGAAACCACTCCTCTTTTCAAATTCAATTAGAATCGGATATTGTTAGTGAATTGGCATTTGTTGTAAAGTCTGAAAAAGACATTGTACTTCTACCTAGCCAAGCTAAACATTCGAGCGTTTTTTCATATATTACATTTTTAGGGTTTTTATTTTTAAGCAAACCTGGACTTACGGCAATTCCAATTTTTTCCACATTGGGTTCTGCTGTGTAGATTGCAGTCCAACAAATCCAACCATAATGATTCTCGTTTGGATCTAATAACTTAGCAACATAGGGTTTTGGCATCTGAGTTGCACAATTTGTTTTTTCGCAAAGCAATGCAAATTCCTTAAACCCGTCATTCAACTCATCTTGTAATCTGTCTTCTTCGGTTTCGTGTCCGCAGCTAGATATTAAAAACAAAGCAAACAATAAACTTTTTTTCATACAACACCCTCAATGAAGAATCTCCGGAATCGACTCTGTCATACTTTCATTTGCAATGATTACATAATCAATGTATTCATCTATCATTGTTACAAGCATCTCATCTGGAGTTGTTACTATTTTTGTTTTATCTTTTACATTGTTTAAAAGAGCAATGAGTTGTTCAACAGTCATGTATTTCCCCTGATTTTAATAGAATCGGAAATCAATGATAAACTCTGCCACAGGTAGCTTTTTTAACAATTAGTGGATTATGACCTGCTTTTTCTAATTCTTTAGCCAGTTTTTTAACAGCCTCGCATTTGTTTTTTCCGTGCGCAGCAAAATCATCATTATCTATTTTTAACAGACAAAGATGAGGATCCACTACAGTAACGCACAGCTCTGGTAGTTTTGGTTCTTGTTTTGGTTCTTGTTTTGGAATTGTACTGCATGAACTCAATACAAATGATAACAATAGTATTTTTTTCATTTGACACCTTCAAAATATCCACTTATAACTAATATTAAAAAACTAATCATAATAAATACAACTATATAATCAATGTAAATCATATCTACGAAAATCCCCTGTTGATAATATTTTTAAACCATGGTTGGTGTTTTATGTTTTTGATATTTTTATTAAAAACATAAACAATATGACCATAAAATGAAATTTTATGACTGGGGCAATACCTAAATATAACGTAATATACCTTTTTTAGTTATTTTATATTAATTATACAAAAGTTCATCGAGTACGGGGGTGTGTTAATCATCCTTCAGTATTTGATTCAAGTCGTAAACATCCACATCCATTCCGTGCTTGATGATTTTTGTGTCATAATCGAAATGCTGCTTTTTATAAAAATATTAGAATTCATCTTTAAGTTCTTTACTAATATCATTTAATGTTTTTTTAGGTTTTATAAAAAAGTTAATTATTAAATCAGTAATAGTTAAAAACAACACGACTGAAATTGTAATTATTAGTAAATTTAATAACATATTTCACTACTTTCAATAAACTTATTAAAAATCTCGGGATATCTGCCTACATAACCATTGTCTTCAAAGAAATAATAAAGAGCCTCACCAGGACGAAGACCGTCTTCAAAACTATCACGCCAGTGATAATCTTCAAAACTATTGGCATCAAGTCCCACTGCCTCAACGCAGAGACGATTAACTTCTTTCATCCAGATTTTGAAATTCATCTTCATTAGCTTCTCCCAAAAGATTTACTTAATCATCACTCTCGGCTTTAGCTTCACCAAAATCGCGTTGTTCTTGGGCTTGATTGGTAACCGCGCTTCCGGTATCGAGTTTTTAAGAATTTCTTTTTTGATTCACTTCTTGCAGCTGCGCAAGAAGACCATTGATTCTTTGAATGCTTTGCTTAATTTTCTCATGTCTTTCTTCAAGAGTGATTTCTCGTTTCTCGTTTTGAGGTTGCTTTTGCTGCACTTGTTGTTTGTTTCGAAAGCTGTTGATATCGATGACGTTGTCATTCATAACGATCTCCTTTAGGGTTTGAGAGCATCGAACAAAACCTTAGCATACGGAGACATTTCTTCTTTTTCATATGAAGCCTCATAGGCTTTGTAAAACTCTTTATCTAAAGCTTCTTTCTCGTCTTCATCTTCATCGTGATAAGTTCCGTCTTGATGTTCAAAGATGCGGAAATCTCCTATTTCATAATCAAGCCATTCATTAAATCCTTGATTATATGCAACTTTATCTAATTCTTTTAAGGCATATGAGGTAGAGAAAGAATAAGTTGCCACCTTTACTTGCTCGGGATACACTTCATCAAGAAATTCGTCATACATCTTTTCAAGATCTTGCATATCTAGTTCCATGTTGTCCTCCTCTTTGTAATAAATAAGAATCGGATTTAACCATTTTAGTCTTCAATAAAACCAATATATACATCTATTTGATATCCGTATGCCCAGCATTGATTATCTAGAGTAAAGATAGCATCTTTTTTATCAACAATAGAAATAGTATCAACAGGTTGACGTTGACCATGTCTCAAACCTAACCCTATGTTTTTTTCAATAGATACTATTTTTGCCTTTTCTGGCGGCAAGCTTCCCCAACAACCGCTCCACAGTACGTCATCTCCAATGCTTAAAAAAGCTGTCATAACAACCTCTTATTTGTCATACGACAATCTTTACAAATCGACATCAATAATGTCACAATCCGAATCTGTAGTTTTTCTAAAGGTCGCATAGTCCATTTAAGAATCCCTTATTGCTGATTTGTTTACTCAGTGCGAGTTCTTTTGGTCAAGGCATATTTCTTTTTCATCCTACATATTCCTGTCCAAGACATATCGTTCTGAATACATAACTTATAAAGAACATAGTGTAAGTCGTTTAAAGCTTTAAATTTTTTCTCTATCTTTAAATCGCATACTCGTATGTCTCTCATGCAATTCTCGCTCTGTGTAGCAGTGTCAGCGGTCATGACCACTTAATATTAGTGATTTACTTCTTAAGTAAAGAATATTTTATTTTAAGAAACACTAATAAGATACTAAACCTTGTTATGCTAATGAAAGAAGTCTCTTTTAGAGATGGGTTCCAAGCTAATAGATTGTCTATCTGCCGTTGTTGGTGGTGTGTTTTTTGCAAATCTACCCCAGGCATTTTTTCCTGCAAGTCCGCGATTCGAAGATTTCTTCTTCTTCTCAAATCGTCGTGCATCATTGCTATACAATCCTGTAAGTATCAAATTGACTAAAATATGGATAAACAAGCTCATATCCAAGTTGATTAACTATATCTTCGACAACTGAGACTAGCATATAATAACCATGGCATTGATAGCCCGTTTTTTGATCTATAAACGCTATCTCAATGGTATGTGGAAATACTTCATTCATTGCACTTGTTCCACTTGACCAAGGGCCTTTAATGTTGCAGGTCGAACCGTCCGTCATTGTTAGATTAAACGTGTGGCCATAGAAACCACTTGAATCATTAAGTCGTTTGTAATAAAACTGAACAAAGCCAATTTCATTCTTTCCCCAGTATAGATCACCAACATGCTTGCCGTTGTCGCGATCATGGTCTTCTATCTTTTGAAATAAGATATCACTCGGCTCTCTTCCTCTAATATAAAGACGAAGTTTGTTAGTTGAGACCGTATCGATCCAGAATTCATAGCCATTAGAATATAATCTGTTTGGTTTTGCGACTTGTTCCATGGCTCACCTCGTGAATGGATTTTAGGATTTCATCGAAATAATGATTCTTATTTGTTACTTTTGCTATTCGCAAAATACCTAATAGCATTTTAAATCTCTGTTTACTTCTTAAACCTTCAACGGTTACAACTAGTTTGTCAAATTCATCGTACTTATTTTCAGAAACAGATTTGTTAGATTTCATTTATAAAACTTTTTCTTCAATAGTTTCAAACTCAATTAATTGATTTAGATAATTGAGAATATCTTGCTCATCCACACCTGCTATTATTGCGAACTTTATACAATTAGAAATATCAGACACATGTCCGCATTTCATTTCAGTAATCAAAAAAAACCTATCTGTTCCCATGTGTGCATCTTGAGCACAACTTGAAATTGCCCCAGAGGCAAAATAAAACGCATGATTGAGAATATTTGCATCTGCAATTTTACGTGCTAAATTACTTGCTATCTCACATTCTTTTTTTGAAGAAAGACCATTGATATAATTATCTATAACTTTAATAACATTAGTTAAATCATCATCAGGGCATATTTTACTTGCCAAAATGGCAGAAAATAAATTAAGTCTATTGATTTGTTTATTAGTAAGCTTGCGGCCACAATAGTAAATATTCATAATAAATCTCCCTAAGATTTACTATAGATTCGAATTTAATTGCTTTTCAACAGCGCAACGAAACAAGTAATTCATAGCTAACATTTTTATTTGCTCTCGTTCTACTACTCTCGCCCCGTCGAGCGACCAGCTAAATGTAGAATAGGGTTCTGGATAGAATCGGATCTGACAATAGCCCGCACTTCTATCTGAGATAAGTTTACCATTGGTTTGTTTAAGAAGACGTTTTAACTTAAATGAATGCTTATTCAAATCATGTCGAAGTTTGTTGTGCGCTTCGAATTCACGTTTTAATTTGTTAATTATTTCAATAGGTTTTCTATTATCAACTGCATACATAAGTTTATAACGCAATGAGCTACGTTTGCGAGCCCATTCGTTTCTAGCATTAACTATGAAGCAGATCTCTTCATATACAGAGTTCATAAAACCTCTGACCTACACGTTGAAATAGATTCGGATAATACTTTATTTTATAAAATCCTCAACATCTACAAAGGATAGGTTTACTTTACTGTTTTTTATAACTACTAATCTCATCAACACCCAAGTTAGGTGTATTCTAGTTGTAGTTCTATTGTTCCACTCTATTGGTCTAAAGTAACTCATTTAATCATGTATTCGAAGTTGGGATTGATCAACGTGGTTCATAAATCACATACCTCTTCTAAAGTCATCTCTTCTGTCGTGACTAATTCTAGTTCGTCTATTGCATAGAAGTGAGAATAGCTTTTTGCATGGGCATCTGCTGCCTGGGCGTCAGTTGCATTTATCAGTCTTTGCATATCTTTTTCCGCCTGAGCGCGAACGGTATAGACCTTATCCACGGCGATTTCGACGTCATTAAATACTATGATATAGACTTTCATCTGTCTTCCTTGAGACGACCTGAGTCCGCGCCGACACTGTTCACACAATGAAGAAAAAAACTATGAAGCATGTTGTTCATTCAGAGCTCCAAAAGAACTTGGAGATGCTCTGCAGCATCCCCATCTTCAAGGCTTCGGCTTTCTCTATCGCTACCAACAAAGCTCTGCTGGCTGCTTTGAGGGAGTCTATGTCCTTGTAATCAGAGGAACTTAGTAAGTTTTCAGCTTCCCATATCAAGGTTCTAATAGTTTCTATTTCGTCTGAATTGTTAGGTTTCACACCTTATCTCCTTTAAACTCACCACAAGCGCATCCTCAAAAAAAAACGCGTTTGCAACTCAAAATATGATTACGAATAGACGGTACTCTCCAAAAAACAGTTACACACCAAACCAAAGAACCACAATTGAAATCAACGGAGTATTAAACGGGGTTGTCTTCTAGCAAGAACTCAATCAATCCATTGAGCTGTCTCTCATTAAGACGGCCAATGATTGAAGTCCGATAGTCATCTGCATCATAAGAGCAACCGTAAGTGTATTCGATCACACCCAGTTCCAAAAGCATCTCTAAGCCCTTCTCGCCAGGGAATCTAGCACTAAACATTCTATCAACCATACGAGCAACAGGAGTAAGCTCACGATCACCAGAGACCATAAGTACTGTCATACCCACCTCCAATCATCTACGTAGTTTAATAATTGGATGACCTTCGTCTGTTACGTCAGATGTAGCGTCTGACAACTCAAGATCTACACAGCCAGCACCAAAGTATTCATCTTGCTCTAGATCAAGAATGGTTACATGATTGTTTAACTGATTTTCACTTAAAAGACTAAGGGCTTCTAGCAGTTCTTTATAGGTCATAGTGACACCTCCATCTATGGATGTAGAGAATCGGATGGAACGCTTCGCTGTCCCAGATTGCCCCAGTGAAAATGGGATAAAATGAGTTAAAAGTGGGTGGGTGGTGGCCGCGCACTCTCTCACTCAACTTTCCACTTAAATTTTATTAGTGCACTTCCATGTGCACCTATCTCACTCAGAGCAAGTCTCTTAGGTGCTCTGGGATTTTACTAAGATCCACTTCGATTTTGCTTTGTGGCTTGATCTCGCTGAGACGCTGCGCAATTGCTTCATCGACCTTGGCAACTGCTTCAGGCTGGGCATTGCGCTCGATGAGAGCCTTGCGCAGTAGCTTTAGCTCTTTCAGCTGTGGATCACTTGAACCCTGGCGAACACCCGGGTTTTTGGGTGCATACTTTGTTCCACCATTGAGCTCGGTCGACTTGCGGAACCAGTTGTTCACCATACCTACTACGTAGGTACGGACCTTAGATGGTGAGTCGTACTTGATTCGAGCACCTGGACTAAAATCAGTCCCATGCTCGAGGATCGACTGGGTCACTAGATCGACCACCTGCTTAGTCTGATCCTTGGTGATGTACTCCAAGACTGGAGTACCGGGTTTGAACGACTCACCGAGAACTTCTTGAGTAGCTGCAACAACTGACGCTGACTGTGACATAGTCATAAAACACCTCCAATAGTTGAGCTCAGGCCCAACATATATATAAAGGATCGGGAGAGACTGGGACCGTCCCAGCGTTCGCAGTGCTTCGGGTGCCGCTACTACCGTTGGCCCGCGAACAATATATTATAGAGTCGGTTGACGGCGTAGCGGTGTCGGAGCTGTTGGCTCCGACTGGGGGAGCTAGCGAGGACTAAGTCCTCGCTTTCCCCTGGTGTTCTCACTATGCTCTCGGCTCGCCAGCGGACTGGAGAGCCGTCGTGTGGCTTGTGCCAGTTGGCCGTGTATTCCACGGTCTCGAACTCGTCTTCGAGTTCGACCAAGTTCGAGAGCATTTGGAGATGCTCTGCGAGTTCTGGATCGTGGTTGCCAACTAGTTCGTCGCTATCTTGGTACCTGAAGGCGCCGCCATCGATGGCGTAGTACTCGGTGTACTCGCTGTCTGTGATGTCAGTGATGAATGCATTTACCGCGCCTTCGAGTCTTACATTGTACATAAGTCACCTCATTGTTAATATATAAGCTATATTTAATTATATAGCTTATTATTAACAATATATTATAGAGTCGATTGACGGCGTAGCAGTGTCGGAGCATTCAGCGCCGACTGATTCTCTCTAGAACGAAGTCCTTTATTACATCGGAGATAGTTAGTAAGATATATCCGAACACGAAGATAATAAGTAAACTAGTCATGATCGTATCCTCCTAGTTTAGGGAAAGGTTGGGCTCAGAAGAGCCCAACCGGAACGGAACCTCAGACGAGGTCCCGGAGGTGATCTGGGATCAGATCCAGATTCACTTCGACCTTCTTGGCTGCGGGTTGGATCTCGGAGATTCGCTGGTCGATCGCTTCCTGCACCTTGGCCAGAGCATCTGGTGCTGCGTTCCGCTCGGTCAAGGCCTTCATCAGGAGCTTGAGCTCCTTGAGCTGGGGGTCGGTCGAACCTTGGCGAGATCCTGGGTTCTTGATCTCGTACTTGGTTCCACCGTTCAACTCCTTGCCTTTGCGGAACCAGTTGTTGACCATACCAACCACGTAGCTTCTCAGCTTCTTGGGATCGGCGAACTTCTCACGAGCCTGAGCGGAGAGATCGGTCTCGAACTCTTGGATCGACTGAGTCACAAGGTCAACAACCGAGGCAGTCTCGTCCTTCGAGATGTACTCGAGGATCGGAGCACCTGGACGGAAGGATTCACCGAGAACTTGCTTGGTATAGAACACTACTGATTCGGATTGTGACATAACCATATAACACCTCCTGGTTGAACAAACAGATAGAGTATCGGATCAAACGCCGTACACTATCGATAACAGAATCGTAAGACAAAGATAGAATAGTATCGGAATCTCCACATTCACCTCCAGTTTCGGGTGGGTGCTTTCCATAATACTTTATAGAATCGGATACCCGGTAGCCTTTCCTTTTTAGGGGACCTCTTATTATAGTATCGGTACCGCGGCGCAAATAATCCCTAGCTGGGGCATTGCAAATACAAGGGCCCGGGCCCTCAATACAGAAACAGGCCCGGTAGCTTGTAGAAAAAAGTCAGGTACCAGTACTTGATTTGCACACAATAGTATAGTGTGATTTATAGAGCGTGCATTTTAAAAACACATTGTATATTCATACAATTAATCAGTTTTGCTTATTCTATACTTCCTGTAACCTACAACTGCCACCACATAGGGTGCATATAGTCGCCACAACTGCCACCATATAGGGTGCACATTCTCCTATTCCCTTGTCAAAGATCCACTCCTATTATACCCGCCCAGGGCCTGCGCGGACGCCCACTACATCGTTGACATCATTGAAATAAGTGAGAAAGTTATAGTTAAATTACGTCGTTTACTTCGCTGATATAAAGCGCGATATCGCGCTAGGATCTTCAGCGAATAGACTCGACGAGGATAGGTGGTGCTTTAGTTGTAGGTTAGGCGCGGCATCATAGGTGCAGTGGATTACAGGCGCTGGCATAAGGCATGATTGATAAAAAATATGGGTTGATTTAAAATTAGTGAAAGTTAAGTGTGTGCACTTAAAAAAGCATAGTGTTTTCATGGGGTTCTAAAAAAACTTAAAAAATCAAGAAAGAAACAATCTTCGTTCAGCTTCTCTACGACGAGTTAAACCAGCCATAACTTGACCACGGGACTTGTTGTATTTTAAAAACTCTTCTGCGGCAAGAACAAAGTTACGTTGATTAACGAGCTTAAGAAGAGTCGATTGCTTTAGATTACCAGCACCGACGTTGTAGGTAAACGAAACTAGAGCGGCAAATTGATTGTCATTGACTTCTACTTTTAGAAGCTTGCTTACTTGATCGCAAAAGCTTTGAAGATGATGGACGAGTGCTTGCTCAGCTTGCTCCTGTGTCCATACTGTCTTTGGACCAATTGGTGAGTGTTTTCCGTCTACCAGCGGAGAGAATTGATCAAGACCAGTTGCACCGTAGCCAATTGTCCAAGGATCACCTGGAAGAGATTTCCAACCTTCTTTTCTGGCGTTTTGTGTTTTTAACAACTCTTTACCTAGAGGAGAGGCAGGATCGGCATATGCCTTTAACTTACAACCTTCGAAAGATTTTATTAGGTCAACACCATCTTTGTTTATCTTTTTCATATTTTCTTCTCCAAATTTTTGTTCTATAGCAAAATCTAAAATTTTTTGCTTAGCTGCTTGTTTGTAGATTTCTGCAACTTCATATTCTGATCTTGCACGAAGAGCTCCGGTGGCTTCCCAACAACTCATCCAACCAGTTCCATCTTGCCTTTCTGTTAATTTAGCAAGAGGACAAATTTTACATGGATTATTTCTGAGATCTTCACAATCACCAGTCGAAGCTATATGCTCTAATATCTTAGAGACGCGATTCATCGCAATACTCCATGTATAATAGGTTATACCTAGGAGAGGATTTTATCATGTCACAAAAGATGACCAAACCTTCAGCCACTTTTCCAAATAGCTCTACTTCTTCAAGTAGTCAGTTTCCAATAAACTTACCCGATCCAAGTATGTTTGGACAAAACTTTGATCAACTAATTCAAAGACGCGGAATCAGATTTGTTCATCATAGGGCTTTGCCATGTCCTAACATGAACTCTCTTAATGACAATTCACATTCTCCAATTTGCCCACACTGTGATGGATCTGGTATCTTTTACTATGAGCCAAGAGAGATAGTTGGCGTATTTATTTCTAATTCTGTAGAGAAAAACTTTGAATATCAAGGAGTGTGGGAAGTTGGAACTGCCACTATTACTTTTCCAGTTGAATACGACAATGGAGATCAGGCTGAATTTTCTATGTATGATAAATTAGTAATAACTGATTATACAGTGAGAATGTGGGAAAAGAAAGAATACGAACCCAGACCAGGCGACACTCAACAGCTTAGGTATCCAATTGAAAAAGTAGAATATATGATAACAGCAACCGATACACTTGTTAAAGAATATAAACAAGGTGAAGATTTTACTGTAGAAAATGGATTAATAAAATGGATTTCTGGAAAAACTCCACCTTACGATACTCTTAACGAAATCGGTGATACTTTTGCTGTTAGTTATTTTGCAAATCCAGTTTATATTGTTCTTCAACCATTAAGAGAACTGCGTGTATCTCAACAAATGGTTGACGGTGTTAAGACAACCAAAAGACTACCTCAACATATAGTAGTTAAAAGAGACTTTTTTGTTAACAAACCAGAAAAAATATCTGGAATGTGATTCACTAAGCTAATAGAGGGCTTATAATTGATATTGTGTGATTTTAAGAGGATAGAAAATGCCACATTTTGCAAGTAAAAAACAATATCGCATGATGATGGCCATTTTGCATGGAAAGAAAAAAGGCTCTACTGCAAGAGGAGACAGTGGTCCTCCAAAAAGTGTTGCCGAAGAATATTCAGGTGATAGTAAAAACATCCCAGACAGTAAAGGCAAAGAACACAAAGGTGGAAAATGGGATGAACATAAGCAAAAAAAGCATAGTGAAGCAAAAGAATATAAAAATAAAATTAAAGAAAAATTAGAACAACAAACTAAAAAATCAGAAAATAAACCTGGTTTTGGTGTGGTTGTAGTAGATGAAAACAATCATGTGCTAATGGGCAGGCATACTAAAACAAATGAACTTGCTTTTCCAGGCGGCTCTGCAGAAGATGGAGAAAAACCAGAACAAACAGCAGCAAGAGAACTTGAAGAAGAATCTGGTTTAAAAATACACCCATCTAAACTTCAACCTTTAGATGACAGAACTTTTTATATAAAAATAAACTCTAAAGATCCAGATGTCTATTTGTCAAATACTTCTGAGTTGTCAGATGTTGGTTTTAAAGATCCATATAGTATAGATATGTCAGAAGTAAGAGATTGCTGTATTCCATCTTTAAAGTCATGGATAAAATCATCACACCAAGATGATATTAAAAAATCTGAAATAATAGATAGAATACACAAAGAAGAAGATCAACTTAAACTTCATCCAGTTTTTGATATGCCAATTAGAGATTGTTTAACTTTAATTGCAAACGCTTTACACAGACACATAGATCCGCATGTTTCAGGTCTTGATGAAAATGATGTTGCTAAAATTCCATTAAGTTCTTATGTTGTAACTATTAGAAAACACAAAGATGGAAAGAAGTCTGGACACATAGATGATGGTGGAAAAACAATACATAGATTTATGGGGTTGGAAGACAATGAAATGACAAAAGACATAATGAGTCTTTTTGAATGGTTTGATTCTAAACATATGCATAAGATAAAAATAATATCACCAGAAAAATTATCTGATGACACAATAGAAGATGGAATGTCAAAAATGATCGATAACTATCGTTCCTATAATATAGGCGATATTTATGATGAGATGGAGAATATTCGTCAAGAGATACGGCAGGGAAACGCTGTAGATTTACAGCAAGCAGAAGCTAAAATTTTATCTATATTTGATAAAATGGAAGATAGACTTTTAAATGTAGAAAAAAAACATAATTCTTTAGCAGGAAGAGCTGGAGATGAAATAGATCAAATTGAAGCCAAGTTAAGAGAACTTCAATCAAAAATAGAATCTATAAACAAAAAACCCTCAGTAATAGAAGCAATATCATCAGATAACATAAATCCTAGTAAGATATCAAAAGAATTTTACCCTTACTTATCAAAGCCGATGGTTACAATAAAACCAAATGGTCATATTACAATCCATTTTAAAGAAGATTGGACAGATGATGAGAAGTCTAATTTTCTTACAGATCTTAAAGCAAAGACTTTAAAGAAAAAGAAAAAATGATAGATAGAGGATTGGACACATTAAAATGGAGTCTCTCATCAAGAGGCTATGACGACGACGATGTTCGCACCATATTGCTGCTTGCAAAAGATGAAATGACAGATGGAATTAAAGCACTTATTGAGTCTTGTGTTCAAGAAATAGTTGATAATGCAAATTCTATGGAATCTGATGATTTCTTATCTCAAGTTAAATTAATATCAGAAAATGGATATGTTCAGATATCTACAGATAGTGGATTAACTGATTTTAGTAAACCAGCTATTCCAATGCTTTCATCTATATTGAAAAATGGAAAAACATCAAAAGATGGTTCTATATACAAAGTTGTTCCAATAGGAAAAAATCCTTTTAATAAACAAGATAATAAATTAATAAAAAATACTGATGCAGGTATAAAAGCATTATCTTCCGTATCTAGAGAAGGAAAATCTTTAGAGCAGACAACAGTAGACATGGCTGTTTCTTTTGGCATGGCCGCAAGTAGTATGATCTCTTCTAAAAAAGATAGTTCATCTTTACAAGATAATTCTATTAGTTTTAGAACAGCATCTAGTAATCAAGATCCAAATTCTAGCTGGGTGATTCCTAGAAAAGAAGAAAATATGACAAACTTAGTATATGAAATTAATAATAAAATTAGATACGGCACAGATGATATAATAGAAAATGTTGTAAGAAAATACGAAAGAGAATATTAATGTCGCAAGTGATGCCAGAAATAGCTGTTCAAAGAATAATTCAACATGGTCTAAAGCAACTTAGATTAAGTAAACCTATGTTTGATGATATTTTTGCATATGTTAAAGAGCATCCGTTAATGGTTGGGGCATATGGACCAACATACGTTGATCGTATATGGCAATGGTTTACTACAGAAAAACTACCAGTGGTTCAAGCTTTTTTACTCACGCCAGAACGTATTCCTTGTTATAGTGTTCATCTATCGGCAGAAAGTGAAGATGAATCAAAAGCCTCTATTGGTGATTTTTATGGAGAAGAATTAGAATCTGAATTAAGCATATCTAGTTTTAGTGTAACTTTAGACATAGGCATACACGGCAGCAAGACAGCAGATCAAGTTTTGTGGATGTATTATATTCTTTCATACATATTGTTTAAAAATAAACTATTAGCTCAAGATCTTGGGATTGAGATGCAGACTTTTTCTGCTACTGATTGGCAAAAAGATACAGCAAAAATGCCTGAAAACATATATACTCGCTGGGTTAAGATGCGATGTACAGTATTTAATACATGGTCAACTGAGCCGTTTTCCGGTCCATACGATATGGAAACTGAGCTTAATTTCGAAAGGGTGGTAGACACAGATGGCTAAAAGTAGGCAAATTGAAAAAGAAAGTATAGAACCAGATCTCAAAGCGATAGCTGATTTTGAAAAATCACAAAGAAAAAATAATGTTAAAAAAGAAGTAGATTCTTTAGTTGATTTTGATAAATGGTGGGCCGAAAGATCATCGGTCCTTTGTCAGCCAGCTCATATGAAAGAAATTTTAAGAGCTGATGCAAAAGGCAGGGGACTTGCAAACAAAGAATCAATGGAAAGATGGGATTGGGCCGCTAAGATGTTTGGATTAGTTGTTAAATAAAATATTAAGCTATAGGCACGTGTTATAATTACTAATGACATTTTCTGAACTCGCACTGGAGGTTATTTACAATGGCAATAAGCGTCAGCTTTAACGGAGCGACAATAAAAAAGCCAGGTAGTTATTCAAAAACAGAAGTGGACGTGGGTGGGAATTTGCCACTTGGCCCAGCTGGATTAGTTGTCATTGTTGGAGAGGCAGATGCAGGCGCTCCAGTTACGGCTGAGATTGATGCTTCTAGAAATGTATACACAGCAGATCAATTAAGTGAAATTAGAGCTAAATATCGCTCAGGTCCTATTGTTGATGCTGCTAATTTTTTATTTTCTCCATCTATCGATGGCGCTATTCCCAATGGAGCACAGGCTGTTTGGGTTCTTAAAACAAATGCTTCTGTAAAAGCATCTTTGGCTCTTGCTTCTTCTTATGGAACTCTTAGAGCTAGAGAATGGGGCGTTGGTGGAAATCAAGTAAGTGCAAAAATTGTCTCTTCTTCAGAGGTTCCTCCTGCTAAACTTGGAACACCTCTTGCTTTTGGGGCTTCTTTAAATGCAGCTTCTTTTAGTGTAAGAGTAAATGGCGGAGCTGCTTCAGTTGTTACTCTTAGTTCAACTTCGGATGATCATTCAGATTTAACTTCTTTAGTTTCTGAATTAGAAACTAAACTACCTGCAGGAGTTTCCGCTTTTGTTTCCTCTGGTTCTTTAAAAATAGAACTAGATACACAATCAAATCAACATCTTCTTGGTTTTGGTCGATCATTAGAATTAGTTGATTCTACTATTGGTGATTTAGCAAAACTAGGCATGACGGCTGGATTAGCTTCTAGCTCTGCAGAGCCTTCTGTTACAGTATCTTTTTCACAAAAAAGAGATCTTTTAGTAGAAGAAGATGCAATTGGTGGCAATGTTGTCTTAACAATAGGTCATGATGGTTCTGGGGGCGTTTCTTCTGCTTCTGTTTCAATAAATGAAACTTCTATTGTCTTAAATACTTCAGCTGGTTCTGTTAGTATTCAGAAATCAGAATATTTAACATTAGGAAAAATCGCTGAAGCAATCGACTTTCAACCTGGATGGTCTGCATCTGTGTCAAATGTGCTTTATGCAAATCTATCTCCTTCTTGTCTAGATCATGTTTCGTCAGCTGGAGCTTTGTCATCAGTTGCAGCAAAACCTGCTCGTATTAAAAAAGATTCTTTTGAAATGTCTAAACTGGTATCGGAGTCTCTGCTTGTTCAATTTGTAAATCAATCAAAAGTAGGATTGCCTGCAGCAATGTCTGAAATGATGTTGTCAAATGGAGCTAAGGGCGCAACTACTTCTTTAAGTTTTGTTGAAGCTCTTGCCAAGGCTGAGAAGTTTCATTGCAATTTTGTAATTCCTCTTTTTTCTAGAGACGCATCTGCAGATGTTGCAGATTCATTAACAGATGCTGGTTCTACATATACAATAGATGGTATTCATCAAGCTGTTAAAACACATATTAGTTTAATGAAAACTACTCTTAAAAAGAGTGAGCGACAAGGATTCTTATCTCTTAAGGCAAGTTTTGATACTTGTAAAGAAAAAGCAGCTTCAGTTTCAGATGCACGTATGCAACTTGTTGTTCAAGATGTTCGCCAAGCAGATGCTCAAGGAAATATAAAATGGTTTCAACCATGGGCATTAGCTTGTCTTCTTGCTGGGTCTAGAAGTGGAGCGCCAATAGGTCTTCCTATGACATTTAAATTTATGAACTGTGCTGGAATTCGTCATACAGCTCAGTCCATGACAACAGCTGAACAAGATATTGCTATAGATTTTGATCCAGATGTTGAATTTGCAGAAGCCATTGATGCGGGTATTACTTTCTTAGAATCGCCAAGAACAGGTGGCTTTAGAGTAGTTGTTGACAACACCACATATGGGCTTGATAGTAACTGGGTTTACAATCGTGCAAATGTTATATATTCTGGCGATATCGTTTCTTATAATTTCAGAAACACGATGGAACTTCGTTATGTTGGTGTTAAGAATAATATTAGAGCAGCAGAAGTAAAATCTACAGCTGAATCTGTTCTTAATACATTCTTAGCCCAGGGAATAACCGTATCTACATCAGATGCTCCGCAAGGATTTAAGGATCTAAGCGTGAGAATGGAAGGAAATGTTATTTATATTAGCGTGACGGTTAAACTTGTTGAAGGTATTGATTTCATCTTGTCTGAGATCACTCTACAAAGAGCAACTCAATCGGCTTAAAATCAATATATATAACACTTAAAGGACTGAATAATTATTCAGTCCTTTTTTATTAATGTATTTTGTTTTATAACTATATTTATGATAATATAAAAACAGCTCTCATAGTGAGAGTCTCTAACGTAGTGGGTTCTAGAGCCCTAGGAGAAGAAGATGGCAGATAAGAAGACTAGTTTAATAACAGGTAGTAATGCTAAAATCAAGATCAACGGCGTTACTCTTGCATACGCAACAGATGTTCAGTACGATGTTTCGGTTCAAACAATTCCAATCGAAACAATGGGACGCTACGAAGTGCTGGCAAATGAGCCAATCGCAACTATCGTAAGTGGTTCGTTTTCTGTTGTTCGCTATACTAAGGCAGCAGCAGATGGAAAAATATCTGGAGCAGCTGCCAGTGGCAACGGTGTTGGAAATTGGAAAGCAGGTACTGGAGTTGGCTTACATACACACTTCAATCCTGCTGACATACTGAAATCTGCAACAGTTGATATCGAACTTTTTAGAAAAACACAGAACGAACCAACCGCAGCAGAAGGCGTAGAATCTTTTAAGAAAATACTAGATGCTAGATTGACTAGGATGGGTGGAAGTGTTAACAAGCGCGGTATTCTTATGGAATCTTTCGCCTTTGTTGCTGAAGCAATTCAGGACGATTCATTTACTCACGGCAAGTCCGGTGAAAACGATCTTTCAGATTAAGAGGCAATAGGTGGCAGGTAAGAAGCCGTTTTTTATAACAGGTTCTAACTGTAAAATAAAAGTAAACGGCGTAACTCTTGCTTATGCTACTGATCTTTCTTATACTGTTACTATAAATCACGCACCAGTTAAGGTTCTTGGCGTTTATGAATCAGACACTATAGAACCATTGTCCTATTCCGTATCTGGCAGTTTTACATTAATTAGATATATAGACAGTGCCATTGACAGTCTTGGATATGTAAATGGAGCAAATGGATACGGCAACGGTGTTGGTTCTTTTGCTCAACCTTATCAATTCACAAGACCCGATTTATTAAGAACAGATGGTAAAGCTGATCAAAGCGCCAACCCAGCAAAACTTGGAGATGCAACTGGTTTTGATATAGAGATGTATCAAAAAGTACCAAACAATTCACTAGGAATTGCAAAAATAAGAAATTGTAGAATTGTTGCTATAAATTCTCAAATATCTAAAAGATCTCCAATGATACAACAATTTCAATTTGTTGCAAATTACCTAGATGAAGATAGTTATATAGCAGAAACTTCGGGCCAGGGGCAGCAGTTCTCTTGAGGTGTTAGATGAGTAAAAGACGGGGATTTGATAGGGGCACTGGTTTTTCGGGATTTGCATCTCGAACTGCTGAGAATTTGGTATCTTCAGTAGGTACTATTAATTCTTTAAAACCTACTGCTAAATACATGTCAGGCGCAAGAGCTGTTTTAAAAGTTAATGGAAGCATTGTTGGTTTTGCTATGCAAATATCTTGGACAATTAACACAGAGCAAGTAGAAATAAATACAATAGATGATTATATGCCATATGAAATAGCACCAAGAAGAATTTCCGTAAATGGAACAATTGGAACATTTGTAATTCCTGGCAGATCACCAACTGCTGAATTAATACAATCTGATAGTCTTAGTTTTTTATTTAATAAATACATAACTATAGAAATAAGAGATTCAGTAACGGACAATATGCTATTTAAAACAAATAAAGCAGTCATCACATCCTCATCGTCTGATCTAAGGGCTGAACAACTTGGATCTACTACTTTACAATGGAAGGCAATAGGTTGGGTTAATGAATCTGCTCCAGGTTTACCAAGTGGATATAACGATGCATCTGATAAGGCATCTGCCGATCCAAGTGGGATTATAGATAAATTAAAAAAGAAAATTCCAAAACTTCCATTTTAAATTGGTATAATTATTTAGTAAATTACGGAGGCTTGTTATGGATCTTCCAAAGCGTGAAAAAACTTTTTATTTTGATTACGAAGGCGAATCTGGCTTTAGATATGAAGGCAGTTTCACTGTTAAGTGTAGATTGACAGTTGCTGAAAAATATGCATCTGAATTAGAAAAAACTCGCTTACAAGGCGACACTTCAAATCCATCTGCTGGATTGTCTGGTATGGCAATTGCAATATCCACTCTTCGATCTCGTGTTGTAGATGGTCCAAACTGGTGGAAACAAGGACTTGGATTAGGTATAGAAGACGAGGACGCATTGGTTGAACTATATTCAAAAGTTGAAGAAATAGCCGCAGAATGGGCTTTAGATGTCAAAAAAACATCTAAAGAAGAAAAATTGGGAAACTAACTGACGGAGATCTTGACGAAATCTCCGTTTATCAAGCAATAGACAATTTAATAGCTAAAAATGCTAGAGATGTCGATTCTGAAAAGGGTCGACTATTATTTTTAATGTCCTGGTGGAGTAAGACCTATAATCGCCCATTAAAAGATCCAATTTTACAAACATATACATTAGAAGAACTTTATTATGAATATCGCGATAAAATAGAAAGAGATATCGCAGTAAGAGAAATGTCAGAAAAAGAAACTGATAAGATAGAACAAGATAAGATAGATGATGCAATGGCATGGGCAGACGCTGAAGAACAAAAAGAAAAAGAGCAAACAGGGGAATATTCTGTATCTGAAAATGACATAGAATGGATGAATGCTCAAATGAAAAAAGCCAAAGAAGAATTTGGTGAAGATTTTGGTGAAGATATAAACGAGGATTTTGGAAATGGCAGATGATAATGACATTAAAAATAAACTAAGATCAAGACTTCAAGATGTCAATACTCTGCCATCTAGATTAGCATCTGGTGTTGAAAGCATATTTGAAAGATCACAAGTAAAAACAAAGGCTCAATTAGATCTTGAGGCTGGTCTTGAAAGAACTAGACAACAAAGAGCACAAGTAAATTCATTAGCATCATCTACATATGATGCAGATGAAAGAGAATCATTAAGAAGAAGACAGGTGGCATTAGTAAGGAGAGAAGCTAGGGCAAATGAAAGAATAGAAACTGAAGAATTTAATAGAACAAGTGCTGCAAGACGCGAGGCATTTCAAAAAACTTCTTCAATGCTTTCTTCAGAAAGGCTTGAAAGAGAAACTGGCAGAATTGGAAGAGCACCCGAGGCAAGGTTTCTAGCTGGACAATATGCTCAAGGTATGGCTCAATCTGAATTAGAAAATCGTAGATTTCAAAACTTAAAACATCAAGAAGAAACTGCAGCACAGATAACTGGATTATCTGCAAATATTGACGACCCTAGATCTGCAGCAAGAATGAGATATCTTACTGGTAAATTATCTAGACAACAAATATATGGCGGTCAGATTTCTGCAGCTCTTTCTCTTCAGAGAGAAATGGGAATAGATGATATAAGTGTAAGAAGACAATCCGCGTCTATATCTGAGAGAATAAATAAAGAAACAATGCGAGAAGGAATTTCTTCTGATATTCAATCTGGTCAAACTAGATCCTTTAAAGAAGAATTAGATACATATAGAAAATTACGAGATGTAGTAAAAGAAACTGCAGAAAAAATATCTTCTCTTGGCGAAGTTAGTGCTGATTTAAGACAAACTCAGCAAGATCAAGTTAGAGAACTTGAAAAACAGGGTGAAAAAGTTAGACAAATGAAAGCCGCTGGAATGGGTGGAGACGGCGGTGGTTTAAGTACTATTGAAAAAATTCAACTTGGCGCTGCAGGTTTTAAAGCAGCAGCAGGCATCGCTGGTTATGCAGCTGTCGGTTCTGAAATAGAGCAAATGAGAGCAAGAGCAGGAATTGCCGCTGTAATGAATCAGCAATTTTTTGATCAAAAAGCAGCATTATCTGGAGATATGAGCGCGCTATTAATGACAAGTGGCGGAATAAATGCAGCTGTCCTAAGTGAAGCTGAAAATTTCAGAATCTCAGCTCGTCTTGCTGCTGGCGCTGATATTGCCGGCAGTGCAGTCGGAACAGTGGCAGATGTTGTAGGAAACGCAAGGACAGGAAACGCTGGTGCTGCTGTTAGCTCAGCTATATCTGGAGTAAGTGATGCTGCAAAGGGAACTATTGCATTATCAAAAGGAATAACTCAAACAAATGCTGCCTTAGAGGCATACTCAGCAAGAAGACAACTGTCTCAAGAAGAAATAAGAATAAGATCTCAATCTATGCAGGATTTTTACAATGATAGAGTTTCTGCATATAGAGCCTCTATTGGAGCGGGTGGCCTTTCTTCTAGTCTAATGGACGAAATGACTAATGCTCAATTTGCTGCTGGAATTGGACATATAGATTTAAATAGACAAAAATCATTATTTTCAATGGGTATGGGGGCTGGAGGAAGAGCCTTTAGATCTGGTGCACAAGAAAGAGCTGCAACTATAAAAGCAGCAGCAGAATTTGAAAGAACTGGTATTGGAACAGCAGAACAATACATGAGCGGTCTTGATAGAATGGTCTCAGCTGGTGGATCTAGAAAAGATTTAGAAGACATAATGAGAAACGCAATAGCAGCTGGCGTTGGAGATGCTGAGAATATAAACAAAATGGTTGAATCTACTGCTAATTTAGCAGAATTAATAAACCAGGGTAGAGGAATAGGTGGAGCTGCGACCGCAGCCCAAGCGTTGACATTGGGTCTTCAATCTTATCAAGGTACATCTTTAGAAGAAGAGCAAAAAAGACAAGGTGTTGCATATGGTCTTCAAAACCTTCAATCATTAACTGGTGGATCTGGGTTGAATCTAGAAACAGTATCTCAAATTGCTTATTTAAACAAAGCAATTCCAGGTCTTAAAGGAATGGGGCTTCAAAATGTTGTAAAACTTGGAGCAACAGGTGCAGCTGATGTTCTTAGTTTAATAAGAAGTAATAAAGATACTAAAACAAAAGCCAGATTATTGGAAGAAAGAGGGCTTTCTAGTGCTTTTATAAATGAAAGTGGAGATATTAGACCAGATGCTGAAGATACGGCATTTAAGATTTTTCAATCTGAAATTGCAGGCGTTGCAGGAGGAGCAGGGGCTGTAATAAGTGCACCAGCTAGTACGGCAATTTATAAATTATTAAATGCTAAAGATTTTAATCAATTTAAAAACATGTATCGCAAAATGCCAGGCGAAGCAAAAGATTATTTAACTGGTGCTGGAGTTAATAGAGCAGCAATGGAAGGTGTGTTTGGGGTTGGTTTTGGAGCAACAGGTCCAATAGGTGAGTCTCCAACTCCATCTGGTAATTTTGCACAAGCTCAAGAGATATTATCAAAAAGCACTCAAATGTCTATAAAAAACATGGAAGCTTTTGGTAATTCTTTGCAAGAAATAAATGAAAGAATGAAAAAAGTTTTAAGTGAATTTAATCCAGAGCAATCTTTTTCTAAAACACAACAAGCAAAAGAAGCCATGCATCTTGATGTTAAAGAGTTTAATAATTCTGTAATTGATTTTAAAACTGCTGTTAGTGTTTTTGCTAAAACCGTTGGATCTAAAGGCACTGAACAACCAGATTCAGACAATCCTGCTAACTGGAGATAAAAGTGATTAAACAACCACAGGCAGGAATAAAAATTTATAACTACGAAGATAGACTTGGTAGTAGTTTTTATAATGGTAAAAAAGAAACACAAAATATAGAAAAAATAATAAAAATAAAAAGTGAAATAATATCTATATCTACTTTAAAACACAAAGCGCAACCTGCTGGAGAGTTTCAAATAACATTAGCTCCAACTAAAAATTGGATAGCAACAATATCTCCCGGCAGTTGGTTGTCAATTCACATGACCTCAGATAAGACAACTGATGATATTCTTTTTTCATTTAATGAAAAATCTTTAAAAATGATTGGACGTATAGATACAATTAGAATGAGTATGCGTGTAGATCAAACAACAGGCGCAAGACAAACTGTTTATACAATATCTGGAAAAGATTGGGGTCAGATTTTTGAGTCAATATTATACATAGACCCAATGGTATACGAGACCCTGAGTAATAATCAAACTGCTATATTTTCATCGGTAGATACGCTTCTTGGTAGCGTATTAGAAACTTCAAAAAATGGAGCATCTTCTACTACGAATTTAATTAGAGCAATGTTGCAAGTTTGGGGATCTGTTCCACTAATTCCACAAGGCCAAACTGGTGGATTATCTAGTGGTAGTTTTATAAATACACAAGTTCCATTTGAAATACCAAAAGAATTATCTCAAGATTTAAATTTAAAAACAAGCAGCTTATCTAAGTCAATTAATTTAAAAACAGGTAGATTAATTGCAAATAATATATACGATGAAAGTAGACCTGAGGCTTATGGCGGGATTATTCCACAAAGTCTTTTTGGATCTAATGCTATTTGGCAAGTTATGTCTGCACATAGTTGTGAGCAGGTTAATGAAATGCTATGTGATATAATATGGGAATCCGATATTCCTAAATTGACTCTTTTTAAAAGAATAAAACCTTTTGCTTTAAACTGTGTATCTTACAAAGATAATAGAATTGAATCTAAATTTGTAAATTTATTTAAAACTGAAATAAAAAAAGAATCGATAATATCAATAGACTGTGGTGATAACTGGAGAGATAAGATAAATGCTGTAGAAATATTACCGGCTTTTCCTCCTGGCTCCCCTGTAACTCAAGGACTCCAAGTGATTGCAAAACCAAGAGCGCAAAAAGCAGATCATACGGCAATTAAAAGAGAGGGAATAAGACCTTTACTAATGCAATCTTATTTTTTTCCATATGCTGGAAAATCAGAAGATGTTGTTAATTGGATACCTGCTTTTATTGATTGGTATTTTAATACTCACAAAATGTTAAATGGAAATATATCTTTTTTAGGTTGTTCTAATTATATACCAGTTGGTAGTAATATAGTTTTAGATTCTTCTGTTTTTGCAAAAGCTAAATACGTATCGAATCAGACAGAGCAAAACAAACTACTTGCGCACGTCGAATCTGTTTCTCATAATTTTTCAGTAGAAATTAACGGAGCTAGGTCTTTTGTAACTGGAATTAATTTTGTTCGTGGTGTTTTTGTTGATTCGCAAATAAAAGATTTAATAAACAAAGAATCTTTTGCAATAGATTCATCTGCCACATCAATGTCAGATAGTGATGAGATTGTAAAAGGAATATACGAGATTTAGTATGGTTGGAATAATAAAAGACTCATCAATATGGAAGACTCCAATATCTAATTTAAAAGAAAAAGAAATAAATAGAGTAGATATTGGAACTGTAATAAATGAAAGATATTCTAAAGAATTAGATTCAATTATTTACTCTGTTGAAGTATACTCTGGACAACGAAGATCAGTTGTTGAATGTATACAAATGGTTAAAAACGGAGACATTTATAATTATGAAGAAATAAAATTAAGATATCAATTAAATAGAAATAACAAAAACACTAACATGTCAATGAAAACTCGATTTGGAGAAATGGTATTGGTAACATATGTTAGTGGGATTGGATCTTTTGGAGTGATAATTGGCTCTATAAAACACTCTGCTAGAAAAAGTAAATTAATTTCAAAAGATATTGCATATGTATCTGAATATAATGGAATAGAAACATCAATAGATAAAGATGGTGCGTATAAATTAAAGTTTCAGGGAACACCTATAAATATTAAAAATGCAAAAGATGGTTTTCCGCTTCCTTCACCAAAATACGATGGCTCTATTGCTGGATCTTTTTTATCATTTGATAAAATTGGTAATTTTACTTTAACTGATGCTAATAAAGAAAAACCACAAACTATTAAAATAGATAAAAAAAATGGATCAATACATGTAATATCTGGCGATGTGTCTTTGACAATAGAGAAAAATTCAAAAAAAATATCAATAAAAAGCGAAGACATAAACATCGATTCTAAAAAGAAAGTTTCAATAAAAACACCAGAATACTCTATAGATTCATCTAAAGCTATTAAAATAAAAGGTCAAAAAATAGCCATAGGATATGGCGGAAATGAATTATTAGATATATTGACAAATTTAATAGACGAAATTGGTCTTTTGGTAATAACTTCTCCTGTAGGGCCTTGCACTCCTATTCAAGGCTCTCCTACTTGGGTTAAGATTTTAGCACTTAAAACTAAGATATCCACTATAAAAGGTAGTCTCTAATGTTTTTAATGATAAAATATTAAAATAAACTAATATAACGGATTTTATCATGTCAATACCTTCTCTTTCTAGTATTAAAAACAATGCTACAGATTTAGCAAGATCAGCTATTTCTCAAGTTTTGCCTAGTAAGAAAAAAGAAGAAAATAAAAATGATAAAAATTCAAATGCTTATTATCCAATAGAGGAAAACTGGTATAAAGCGCTTCCTTATGCCTTTAAGACAAATAATGGCATAATATATCTTCCAATATCGCCACAGAATATATCAATCAATACTTATTTTGCAACAAATACAATAACAACTTTATACTCAACTGTAGAAGAACATTCTGAAGTTAGATATTTTGATATTGTAATACAAGGAACAACGGGCTTCTCTCCAAAATATATAGGAACACAGTCCAAACAAGATCCCACTAAAAAACCACCAGATGGAAGAATCTCATATGGATCTGGTGCCATAATAGACACCGGTATATTAGGTGGTTTTGGTTCTAGTACTATAAATAAAATAAATGCTAGTTTAAATAAAATAACAGATGCAATTAGACTTGGTGAAAACAGACCTCATGAGTCTGGTGTTTTTAAAGACAGAACAGGTTATATGGCATTTCATAAATTATATCTTTTTTTACTAAAATATAAAAAAGACACTGCAAGTGGCTTGTTTAAAGAAGAAGCTAATCAAAAATCTCCACTTATTTTTATAAATTATAAAGATAATAATCAATATTCATGTACTGTTCAGCGGTTTTCTTTAGAAAAAAGCGCAGACAATCCAATGTTATATAATTATATTATTCAATTAAGAGCATATAATTTAAGTTCAATATCTACAAAGGCACCTGCAGAAGAACTTTTGAATAGATTAAATCAACTTGGTTTAGATAAAGAAAAAGCCTCTGTACTGGCAAGAGCAAGAAATACAATATCAAATGCTAGATCAGCAGTTAATTCAACCGTATCTGCTGTCTCAGGAGCAGGAAGATGAGTGTATTAACAACTGCCTATGTTGCATTAGCAGATTTAAATCTATGGGTAAAGTCTGGCCTTAATGAAGAATTAAGTTTAGCGGATGTTCCCTCTATAATTCCTAGTCGTTTTTATTATATAGTTGAAAACTGGTCTGTGTTTAAAAATAAATTATTAAATATATCTGAAAATTATTCTAATCCATCTAGGCTTAGGGATGAAATGGATTCGTTTGTTGAAATTGTTAATATATATAAAACAGATACTACTAAAAGAATTCCAAATATATCTAATTTAATGTCTAATTATTTTACTGTGTTTGATTCCATTTTAATAAACGACATACCAACATCTTTAATTGAACAAAAACAAATAGATGCTGAAATAAAAAGAGTAACATCTTTTAATAAAAATGATTTTATAGCTATACGAAAAAGATTGCAAGATGGAAGAGATGCCGTTGCAGATTCTATTGGAGCATCTGATAAAGACTATAATAGAATATATACAAGATCGTCTCTTCCGACTTTGTTAAGCAGATCGATACCGCAGATTCAAGTATCTTTGGCTTTTCATCAGGGTGCTCAGATCGTTGACGATATACTTGCTAATCAAAATATTCTAAAAACAGAAGCCTTCATAGATCCATTTGCCTTCGCAAGATCAAATGCCAACAATCCAGATATAGATATAAGATCATACTCATCTGGAAGATTGGTTAAGTTAAATTACGGCGAGACCTTGCAAACACTTGCATATAGAACAATGGGTGATCAAAATAGATGGATTGAAATTGCGATATCAAATGGTCTAAAACCCCCATATATAGATGAAACGGGAGAAAAAGTTCCTTTATTAGTAAATGCTAAAAATAACATTATAAATTTATCTAAAACTGATACAAATGGAAATGCTAATAAAGAAAAAATATATGTAAATCAAATAGTTATATTGCAATCAAATATAGAAAGAACTCCAGATCAAAGAGTTGTTGTCAGTATCAAAGAAGTTCCTGTTTCGGGTGAGCTTATAATAGAATTAAGTGGAAAATCTGATTTAGAAAAATATAAAATAACAGATCAAGCTCATGTTAGAGTTTTTAAACCAAATACAATAAATAGTAATTTTTATATATTAATACCATCTACAGATGCTGTTCAGCAAAAATTTAAAGAAGATCCTTGGTTTTTAAAAAGCAATGCAGAAGATGAAAAAAGAGCTGGTGTTGATTTGTTAATAGATAACGACTCAGACATTGTACTCACTCCACTGGGTGAGATATTGTTAAGTTATGGTGTTAACAATGCTAGTCAAGCTGTTAAAATACTTATGAGTACTATTAAGGGTTCTTTAACTAAATATCAAGATTACGGTGTTCCTGCCTTAATAGGCACAAGAAATCAAGAACCTGAGTTGATAAAACAACAACTATCAGAAGATATAGCAAATCAAATATTAAATGACAATCGTTTTGAAAGATTAGACTCTTTATCGGTAGAATATATAGGTAACCAAGATGCAGCTAGTGCATATAGAATAACAATGAGTGTTGTCTTGTCAGGTGGCTCTGTTGTTATTCCGATAAGCTTTAGTGTAAACATCTCGTAATAAAGGTGAGATATGGCTGTTACTATTAGTTCATACAACGAGATACTAGGCAAATTAGTTCGTAAAATAATAGCAGATACACCAGTGAATGATTTAAACCGGGGATCTGTTCTTTTAACATTGCTTGAAGCTGTGGCGTCTCAAGATTTTGAAAATAGCGCCAACATTCTTGGCGTACTAGAGTCTCTTAGTATAGATGCGTTAAAAAATTCAGATTTAGATCAAAGAGCTGCAGATTATGGTTTGACTAGGATTCCAGCTGGAAAAGCAACTGGATTTGTAAATATTAAAGATACATCCATAACAAAAAGATCTACATCATTGTATGCTGTAAAACAAGCACCAATAGCAGGTTCTACTGTTATATATGTTAACGATGCTTCAGATTGGGACGCCTCTGGAGGTAGTCTTTATATAGGTAGAGGCACTCAACAGTTTGAGGGGCCGATTAATTATTCTTCTATAACTAATAATACTAGTTTTTATACTATAAATTTATCTTCATCTCTTCAATACGATCATTTGATATCTGATTCTGTTGTCGATGCACAAGGAACAGTTGATCGTGAAATATCATCTGGAACACTTGTAAAAATTCCAGCAAATAATCAAAATCCAGAAATATTATATTCAATACTCAGGGATGCGGTATTGCCAGCAGGTGAAGATGTCGTAAACAATATATTAATTATTGCCAATCAAGTTGGCTCATCTAGCAACACTGGTATCAATACAATTGTAGAGTTCTCATCTCCGCCTTTTACAAATGCTGCAGTTAGCAACTCAAATTCACTAACAGATGGAGTGGATACCGAATCTGATGATGATTTTAGAGAAAGAATTAAATCATACACTTCAACACTTGCAAGAGGAACAAGAGAAGCTATACTTAGTTCTGTTGTAGGAATTTCGGATTCAACAGATGGAAAGCAAGTATCATCTGCAACGATCACAGAGCCAGCAGTAATAAGTGATCCTTCTATAGTTTATGTAGATGATGGAAGCGGATTTCAGCCTACATATAAAGGACAAAGTGTTGACGTTATTCTATCATCTGCAACTGGTGATGAAGAATTTCTTCAATTAGCAAATTTTCCATTACCAAGACCGCAAGTAATAAACCAAGCAGATGGTCCTTATTCGTTAATTGACCAATGTGCTCTTTCTGTTGTTGTGGACAATTCTGAAGAAGAAATTTTATTTAAATCTTCTCAATTTAAAAATATAGCATCTGCAACATTACAAGAAATAGCTACTGTAATAAATGATAATTCTATTAATTTTAAATGTAGACTTACTGAAAACTCAACTCGTTTATTACTATATCCAACTGCACATGATACAGAGTTTATTCAAGTATCATTATCTAATTCTAATTTAGATGCAAATACTTATTTAAAATTTCCAACTAACAAATATTCATATATAACTTTATATAAAAACAATACTCTTTTGTCTGAAAAAGAATTTTCAGCAACACTTAGAACAATACCAAAATCTTCGTGGGGAATAACTTCGATAGGTAGTCTTATAATAGAGGTAGATGGAACGCCAGCTCAGAGTCGTACTTTTTCAAGTTTAGATTTTGACGGTCAATCTTTTGATGTGCTAACATCTTCTGATTGGGCTTCTGCTTTTAATAAAAAATTTGCCGGAATACGAGCATTAGCAACTTCTTCTGATCAAATAGAAATATCATCAAACTTAATTGGATATGAATCTTCTTTAAAGATATCTGGAGGAACTTATTTAAATAACATGTTCTCTGGTGTCGATACCTATGCAGAGGGCAAAACTTCTGACTTTGCATTAAATAGACAAACTGGCAATCTTCAAATGAAAACTCAAATTTCTTCTGGAGACACAATAACAGCGGGATCTGTTGATGCAAAGGGAAATATAATATCAAATGCAGCAAGCGGAGTTTATAATCTAAATTTAGATGCTTTTGGCAGATCAGCAGAGATTGTAGTTGTTGCAGATGGCAATGATTCTGTTTTTAGAAATGAAGTAAATCCCATAGTTGGAACAACTCTTTTAATAACAGCATCATCTAATAAGATGAAAGTTATTTCAAATGTAAATACTTTATTTGAAAAAGCTCAAATTGGGGATTTTTTATATATTGCAAACAGAGGCAATGATGCGGTAAATTGGTTTGATTCTAAAAATTGTGGAATATTTAAAATAAGAGCAAAAGGAAACCACACTGATATCGGCACAGCTTGGGTGGAGGTCGATAATAAAGATGCAGTTAATAGCGGATCTGTTCGTTTGATTCAGTCATCTGAAGATATACAAGTTTTCTATGCAAATGTATATCCACAGCTTTGGAAAAGTTCTTATTTATCAAGTTTAGGAGACGCTACTATAAAAGCAATAGTAGATTCTATAAATTTAAAACTTGAAAATGTAAAAAGCTCGATATATAAAACTAATTTAATAAAACTAACTAGCTCAACTGAAAATAATGGATCTATATCATTGCCCATTTCTGCTGGCCTTATGACTAATGTCTTCGATTCTGGCATAGATGCTCAATTAGGTAATCAATCTAATATTGCAACAAAAATAACTCAAAAAGATATGATTAGCTTTTTTAAGAGAACTGAACCAAGTTCTTCTAATGTCTGGCTTAATAGATATGTATACAAAGATCTTAAAGGTTCTTTATCATCTGGATCTACAGATGTTTTTGGTTACAGTGAACAATTTATATTAAATCCATCTGGTTTGTTAAATAATACGACCATTTCTAATGACAATATCTTAAGCATAACCAGTGGATCTAATAAGTCTCATTTTAGAAATATTAAAGAATTCAATTCTGAGTTTGATCTTGGAACTCAAACAGAGACACCTTTTACTATTTTTGATTATTTACCTAATGATGAGTTGAATATTGTAGAATCACTTGACATCTCATCTGATGACTCAATTGTTTTTATATTAGATGGAGACTCTGTAAATAAAACTATAAATGTTAATTTTTGGAGAACTGGAAAAGTAAATACCAATCATTCTGCTTCGAATACATCTTTCTCTGCAGATGACATGGATAACGAAGCTGGGATTGATTTTAGTAATTTACAAATATGGAATAAAGAAAACAATTATACAGAATTTAAAGATTATGCAATTTGGTTTAGAAGTAGAAATTGGTATAGAACAGGTGGAACATTAGGTTCTGGTGCTACTCTTTTATTAAGAGCAAAAGAATATGGTCCCAATGGAGATAAGTTATTTTTTAACATTGAATATCCAACAGCTCCAAATCAAGATTTTAATATAGATCACATAACCTCACCAGATGGATCTTTGTCTACCTATACGTTAGCAAGTGGCGATACGATTCCTACTGGAATAACTAGTGGAAATACTTTTTCTATAACAAAAAATGGAAACGAATGTACTTTAGATTTTAAAGAATCAAACATAGATTTGTCTGCATTAAATCCGGCCGGTGGAGATATCATATCAATAACAGATCAGAGTGTGTCTGCTTCAAATAGAGGTTCTTTTAGAATCAATTCATTTAATTCTATTAATAAAACTTTAACAATAACCAATGCAGCAGGATTTGCTACAACTCAAGGTTCTCCTGAGATATACAATATACAAACAATAGCAGATGTGGTGGGTACGCAAGGAAACATAACGATAACTTGTACTTCCGAAGGAAATACTTCTAATAAAGTTGGCAGCGGTGATTATTTAATATTAAAAGATAATCAAGGAAATAAAATTGTATATTGGTATGCAGTTAATAATAGTGGATCTGCTCCATCTTTAACTGGAATTTATCAATATATAAAAATAGCAACAATAGTAACTGGAGACACTGCAGCAGATGTTGCATCTAAAACCGCTGCTGTAATAAATGGTTCATATTCAGATTTTACAGCAAATTATTCTTCTGGAAATTCTGGAAATTCGTTTACTGTATTTAATACTTTTAATGGACCTGTTGTGTTGGATGAAAGTGGAAACTCTGGTACTGGTTTTGTTTATTCAAAAATAGATGGAAATCCTAATCAAACACTTGGTGGAAAATATTTTACAATACACGACACAAATGGAAGCGTTGCGGTTTGGATGAATGTATATTCAAACACAGAGCCTGCACATGGTGCTGATAGGTCGATTCAAGTAGTGATTCCTTCTGGTAGTAGTTCTAATAATGTTGCTGATTTAATTGCTTCTGCTTTAGATTTAGATACTCAATTCTCTTGTACATATCTAAGCAATGTTGTCACTATAACAAACATATATAATGGAAGTCTTGAAAACGCGAACACTAACACAAGTGGCTTTACTATACAGACAGGAACAAATGGACAAAACGATGGAGTAGAAACAATAAATTCAGCTGAAGGTATTAAAGTATTTCCATTAATAGAAAATGATGCACAAACAATAGCTGAAAATATTAATAATAATTCATTAATAATGACAGCTGTTTCAATTGGTGATTCCTCTAAACTTTTCACAAGATCTACTAAAGAAGAAACATCATCTATTGCATATGATCATGCTTCGATCGATGGAAAAGTAAAAATGTTTGATGGTGAATCTTTTATAAAAATATTTGATAACGTAAATCCAAATTTTATACTTAAAAAAGATTTAGAATTACAAAACGTTCAACCATCAATATATAATATGTCAAATTGTCCAAATCCAAACTCTTCTGAACTTGGTGAGTTTTTTAAATTAATTCCAAAAACAATTAAAAATGTAAAACATCACTTAAATCATAGAGCTCTTTCTCAACTTCCCATCGTAGCAGATGTTGATATTTGTAATAATTTTAGAAGAATTCAAATTAAATCTAAAAAACTTGGAACAGCTGGATCTGTTGAAGTCGTTGGTGGTCGAGCTAATTTAGGTGAATTTAGTATTTTTGGAGATAGTCAAATTTCAAGTAGTTCTTCTTCCAATATGTTAGAAACTAAAATATCAGCATATCCATCTACTATAAATTCAAATGATATAATTAAAGTTTATAATGAAAAATCTGCAAAAAGACTTTCTCGTTTAAAATCAACAGATACAGTAGATGTTGCTGTAGTTTCTAATACCGAGTCTGAGTATTATTTTAATAAAAAAGATATTAATTCTTATTTCTTTGTACCATGGACAGTTACTGATGTTTCTTCTTTATACGGGAAGGCAAATGGGATTGTTTGGAGATGGCAACACGGTGATGCTGGAAAAACATTAAACATAACATCTTTAACAAATGGATTAATATCAGATCTTGCTTTTGTAAATGAATACGCATCAGATGGATCCACTGGTTCTGTTTCTTTAGAAGTTTTTTCTAAAACAAATGGAACTTTTTCTACTAAATTAAGTTTTAGTTTATCTACTAATTCAACACCTACAAATGGTGATTATTTTACTTTTAGAAATGCAGATAATGATACGTTTGCTGTGTGGTTTAAAATAGGGAGTGGATCTAGTCCCAGTGGTGCTACTTATACAGATGCTTCATATAAAATACAAGTAGATATATTAAACACAGATTCTGCAAATCAAGTAATAGAAAAACTTAAATCAACACTTTTATCAAATCATGAATTTGCATCGAAATTCTCATCATCAGATCTTCCTGCGACTTCGTTAGAGAATGTCTACGCCGGTGACTCATTGGGTGTTTGGGGAACTGAAAATTTTACTCAATGCAATATGAAAAACCAATCACAATCAACAGG